AATGCGAGTCAGACTAGGACCATACAGAAAGAATCGTGCTACAAGAGTTGAAATAGAACCGCACGACACATGGAGTATGGATTGCACACTTGCTATGATTATTCATCCTATGCTTGTACAACTCAAAGCAACGACACATGGATATCCTAGCACTACTACTGAACAAGAGTGGGACCAAATACTAGATGAAATGATCTGGGCGTTTGAACAAAAGTGCCGAGATAATTGGGAAGATGATTATCTCGGCGACTATGTAGAAGATCAAAAGAATGGGTCGATGGTTGGTAGTTTTAAATGGATTGACCATGAAGGACTGAAAACACACCAAGAACGAATGTCAAATGGCTTCAGACTATTTGGAAAATATTATGAAAACTTATGGGATTAAAATTATGGATCAGGAACAAAAAACAAACGTTTTGGAAAACTTAAAGAATGGTGAGGTTACAGTCACTTTTACCAAAGTTAACGGTGATAAACGAGTAATGACTTGTACACTTAATGAAGCAGTACTACCGCCTGCTAAAAAAGATGACCCACTGACACAAAAGAAAGTACGTGCTATCAATCCAGAAGTATGCAGTGTATGGGATGTAAATGCCAAAGGCTGGAGAGCTTTTCGTTGGGATAATGTAGTAGAGGTAGAATAATGCGTACAGCATATCTATTTGATGTAGACGGAACATTAACACCAAGTCGCTGTGGTATGAACGGCGAGTTCCGTATTTGGTTTTGTGAGTTCATGAGCAACAACGATGTGTTCCTGGTTACTGGTAGTGACTATGGAAAGACTGTTGAACAGTTGGGAACTGTTATTACAGAAAATGTAAAACGTGTATATGGATGTAGTGGTAATGATGTCTGGCAACACGGACGAAACACATACTCAAGTGAATGGAAATTACCAGACCTAGCAAGAACATTCTTAATCAGTTGTGAATACGAAAGTCCATTTGAGATACGCACAGGCAATCATATTGAAGAACGTCCTGGTGTAGTAAACTTTAGTGTAGTTGGTCGTAATGCAACCAGAGAAGAACGTGCAAAATATGTTGAATATGATCAAGCCACTGGCGAACGCAATAAAATTGTACAAGCATTCAACACAATGTTCCCAGATCTAACAGCAACAGCCGGTGGAGAAACTGGCTTGGATATCTATCCAAATGGCAAAGATAAAGCACAGATTCTGGACGATTTTTCCGAGTACGATTCAATAGTCTTTTTTGGAGATCGTTGTGACGAACTAGGAAACGACTACACGCTTTCTCGGGCGATTTCAGCTCTGTCAGAGGGCAAGAACAGCCTAGAGTACGGGCGTGGTAAATTTTATAATGTAGAAGGTTGGCAAGATACTTGGAAAATACTTCAAAATAATTTACAACCTGTTGAAATCTAAAGAAACTTTTTTACACTTTTTTGTTGACAAGTAAGACGTCTTACTGTATATTGTATTAGTAAGTTAAAAACACTAGGAGTTAATATGTTAGATCAAACAGTAACATTTGAAGATGTAAGCGCAGAAACAATTGCAATGGAATTTGTTCAATTTGAAGATGTAGATGCTGACACACTTGCTATGGAACACTTTGACGATATGAAAACTGAACTATGTATGGATTCAGTTTGGAGCATTTGGGAAGCTGCGGCACTAAGTGCTGATGACTTATTATTTCAAGATCGTCAGTATTTGGTACGTTACCAATTTGTACGCTCTGATTCAACATGTGAAGAAATTTACGATGATTTGCAGAATGGTACAAAAAGCTCAATGGCTGAAGTAACAATGTTTGCCGTAAGTGGCAGTATTAAACATCTTTGGTTTGCCGCTGATAGTTGTATTAAACAAAGTGGTACACATCATTCTTACATTGAAGATTTTCAAATGCAAGAAGATGGTTCACTATTATTAATTACTGGATCTTAAGGAGACATTTAATGATTAGATTTTTTATCGGACTTGTAATAATTTTAGGTGCTGTTGGTGCAGATGATTTTGCACATGAAGCAGGACTATTACCTCCTTCCCTTTGGGAAACAGCAGGGTGGTGCGCCCTTGGACTAGCCTTCATGTTGTGGGCTCTTCCTAAACTCGCCAATCAACAATAACTCACTCTACCATACAGGAGCCATATATGAGCAATTCTTCCACAAAATATCAGTATAATAGTCTTTTGGATATCGACGAGGAAACTCTCGATTATCTTAGTTTTGTAATTCCAGGTGGGGATGTATACAAAACGCCAATTGATGATGTTAATACATTTCTCAATGAGCTAGATACATTATATGAGGAATTGGAAAGAGAAAAACAAATTGCATAAAAGTAAAAGTTTTTGCTTGACATGTAATACTTCTTACTATATATTGTAGTTGAAGCAACAACAAGAAAGTATTCAAATATGATGATGCTATTACAAAATACTAATAATACAAACAACTATGCCTCTCAAATTAATTCAACTTATCATACAGATGAAGATCTGTTTGTCACAGTTGATCAGCGTCTACAAGAATTGTATGCCAAAGATAGTGATTTGGAAATGCTATTCCGTAGTTTAGCTGAAGGCATGGTTGCCGCAATGGGGTATGAAACATACAATGATATGGTTAAAGATATTGTTGGCATGGGAGAAATCCAATATGTACCAGTAACAAGTATCGATATTAACGATACAATGCAACGTTGGCCTGATCGTGAGAACTTGATTGATATCATTTCAGAATTTAATCCAGACTTTGTTAATCGTATCCGCACTTATTTAGATACAAAACGTAAAGATGGTAATGTATCACGTCATGTTGCTTGGGATGGACAACACACTGGACTAGCACTATACATTATTGGTGTATATGGTTTTGGTATGATGCCTGAACTGGTAACAGTACCAGTTGATCAATATCCAGGAGATGATCGTGCTGCAATCCGCCGCCGCTTTGTTGAGTTTAACAGTGGCCGTACCAGCAAGAAATTAGAAAACATTGACTTGTACAAACAGTATGTAGCAGGGTTCCGCCATGATGGACTTACTGATTTCTGGAACAACCGTTGCGTTAAGTTGCAAGAGTATTTTGAGAACTACAGTTACTATGCTACTAGCGAAAAGTTTGGTGATGAGAAACGTAGTGGTGCTTGGTCACGTATGACAGAAGTATTTAATCGTAACTTTCCAGTAGAAGTATTTGAGCGTGTGATGTATTATCATTCAGTTAGCAATGCTGACAAGCCGTTTATTGCAATGGAGATTGATAACCTCAGTGTATTCTTCCGTCAATGTATGGACGATGGAATTGTTATTACAGATGAATACATAGATGAAATGTCATCTGTACTGTCAAAGATTACACAAAACACATGGGCTCCTAGTGGCACTGTTAAAGGACGCAAAGTACAAGCAGCATACCAAAATCACTGTGATATCGAAAAGAAAGCAGGGCGTATGATTGAGGGCAAGACTTACCGTTGTAACCAAACGATTGTTGGGCCAAGCTGGATTGCAGGTGCTCTTAAAACAGCAGGATTTAAACACAAGTTACCAACTTTTGAAGTAGCATTTAACTTTACTGCGGAGGACTTAGTATAATGGGCATTCGTGAAGCAACAGATCGGGTACGTAAATCAACAACCGAAATGAAAGCCGCAATGCGAGGCAAATGTAAAACACCAGGCTGTAACAGTCACTTAACACTGTGGAAAGGTCCAGGTGAGAAAGAGTACTGTGATCCATGTCAGCGTAATTTTGCTGCATTTGGCGGTATGGCCACACCATCCAAAGCATACAGTCAGTTGCGTCAGACATCATGCAGTGATTGTGGATTTGATCCTGCTAAATTGCCACGTGTTAAAAAATACAAGGAAAGTGACCCCAAAAAATACAACAGCCTATTACGTGCCGCACTAACAGTAGATCATATTGATGGTAACCATCAAAACAATGATCCAGAAAATTTAGTAACACTGTGTAGTAATTGTCATAATATCAAAACAATTGAATACGGCGACAATCTTACTCCAAGTAATCAAAATATTTTATAATTTATTGCCTTTTACTGTTGACAACCAAGACGTTTTACCTTATAATGATGGTATAAGTTAACAAAAAGGAAACAATATGTTTGAAGTAATGTCAAAAGAAGATAAACAGACGTTGTTTGAATCAGCAGTAATTGATATCACAGCAGGTTGTATAGTTGATATTGATGATGCAAGTGGTTCATCCAACAGTGTTTGTATTGGTGACTTTCGTGACATTGGTTGGAGTACACGTGTAGCAACACGTGATAGTCTTTACTATGCTTGGAACGGTCCTAACCCTATCAAAGTTAATGGACAGATTGTTAACCCTGGTGAAACAACAGAAGAAGTTGAAATGGATTGGTCATAAAAGTTAAAAAAAGGCTTGACAACCAAGACGTTTTACTATATACTGTAAGTATAGTTAATAAAGAAGGAATACACAATGTTTAGAATCCCTAGCTTTTACCAAGAAACAGTAGATTTTACTAGTGCTTGGAATACAATTAAAAACTTTGGTCGTGGCGATGCTCTTGAAGGTATGAACGCTATGAACCGTGTTTGGGAAGAGCATGCCAGTGGTAGTGACCGCTTTGAAGAAGATGATGACTTTTATGAGTGGTATGAAGCTGAAGTGAATGCTTACAATGTTGTGTTTAAAAATATGGGCAAATTGTTTGCCTAAGGTATGTTATAATGTATGAAGGATATTACGCATATATGTTAAGAAGGACTAAAGAGGAAAATATGAAAGAAAAGATGAAAAAGATGAAAAATATAATTTTAACAGATTGCGATGGTGTTCTGCTCGATTGGGAAAATAGTTTCCATGATTGGATGTATGACAATGGATATAAAAAAGTTGTTGAAGGTGTTTATGAAATGGAAGTTGCTTATGACATTTCCAAAGCAGAATGCAAAAAATTAGTTAAAGAATTTAACCAGAGTGCTTGGATGTGCTGTTTGCCTGCTTTACGAGATGCACGAAGCGGTGTTGCCAAGCTAGTTGAAGCTGGATACACATTTACTTGTATTACTAGTTTAAGTTTAGATCCGTATGCAAAGAAGCTACGGGAGGAGAACTTGGCTAAGATATTTGGCCAAGATGTGTTTAATGATGTTGTGTGTTTGGATACTGGTGCAGACAAAGATGAAGCACTTGCACCCTACAAAGATACAGGACTTTATTGGCTTGAAGACAAGCCAGAAAATGCACAGTTGGGTGCAGACCTTGGTTTGAACACGATCCTTATAAATCATGAACATAATGTTGGGTTTATGGATAAACGAATTACTAACGTCGACAATTGGGCTCAAGTCTGTGATATTATTTTGTAATACGTTTAGTTAATACTTTCGTCTCCATAAATTGATAATACTTCAGACACGGCAGGATGTCTTTCCACATCACACCGGTTAAATTCAGTAAAGCCGATACGTTGTGTGTCGGTTTTTTTCAGTAAGAACATAAAGTCTTTTAACCCATTGTTGTCGAACCCCCTATCATGCTGAGCTAAGTCTCCTGTCACAACAATACGACTACCAACACCTATACGTGTTAGCAACATTTTCATTTGACTTGGTGTGGCGTTTTGCATTTCATCTGCGATAATGAATGCTTCTTTGAAAGTCCGCCCACGCATATATGCTAATGGGGCAACTTCAATTATGCCTTCTTCAATCATTGTTGTGATTTCTTTTGGAGTGTAATAATCTTCAAGTACATCGAAGATTGGTCTAGTCCATGGTGCCATTTTCTCTAGTAGAGTACCGGGCAAAAAGCCATGTTGTTCATCCACACTTACTGCTGGACGAGTTACAACAATTTTCTCACAGTCGCCTTCCTTGAGCGCACGAACCGCCGCTAGCACTGCTAGCATGGTTTTGCCAGTACCCGCTGGGCCTGTTGCAAACACGATGTTTTTATTTGCATCGTCAAGTAACGTCAAGTAATCCTCCTGTGCAAGATTTTTAGGTAAAATAGTTACCCTTGAATTACGCTTTTTATATTTCCCGAAGTCAACAATTGGCTCCGAACTGTTGAACGATTTGGTTTTTCTAGCTCTTTTAGTCACTACGTCATTCTCCTTTTGTAGTTTATATTTGCTAGACTTGAGCCCAAGTTGTTCATTGGTATTTAACAGATTGACGTCAAACACCTTTGATAGTATAATGAAATAACAAAATAGTTTCTTGTTTGTATAAATAGTTACAACAGCAATTAGGTAAATGAATAATGATTGAACCACAAGACATAACAGACACAATTAGTAGTATCTATGACGGTAATAGTAAGCTAGATATGCTACTCGAATTTGAGGGCGTATTAGACAAGTTACACTTGTATGCTTATAAAAACTGGATCAAAGGTGAAATTGTAGCAGGACCAGAAATTAGTCGCTATTGGATTGAAGCCACAGTGATGTATCCTAGAGATTTCATGCCAGATCCAGAAGGTTCGTTACGACTTACCAAACATGGTTGCTATGTGTATTTTCAGAAAGAAACATACATTGTAAGTAAAGAAATTAAAACACCAGATGATCTTGAAACAACTGACCGAGGCGAACGTAAGCCTAAGAAAATTGAAAAAGATGTTTGGCTAGTGCGTATCGTGATGCCACGCCACTTTGTGGACGAATTCAAAAGTCAGCAAATTGAAGTTAACGGCGTTGAAATTGACATGAGTGATGTTAGTGATGCTTACGAACAAGGACTAGATAACGAAGAGGCTTTAAAAAATGACAATGACCCAGACCAAGATATTTGAGGGATTAACCCACGAAGAAATGCAAGGACTAGTCAATAGTGTAGTTAGTATTGACCAGTATAAACCTAAAATTGGCGAAAACGCAGACACTGTTGTGGTAGCATTTACTGTACAATATGAGAAGCCAGCCAAAGATTTAAGTAACTTTATTGAAACAGGTGTAAATGAGCATTTGGATGTTGAAGCTAGCCCTGCACCCAATCAGGACGGCGAGTACAAAGTGTTTGTTGAATTCCAACGTAATAAAGATTTATATGAAAAAATATCTGGTATGTTGTCACACATTAATAAAATTACCAGTGATGCTGGTGAATGGCAATACACTGGATATAAACTTGATGACCCACGTACACTTGATGAGGAACGTTTTACTAGAGATATTATTACTGATCCAGAACTGTATCGTCAGAAGTTTGAAAAGACAGCCGGTCAGGAGATCGCAGAACGCATGGACTTTTTAGTTAAATATTAAAATGGCCAAAGAAGAAATCTTTACGGTTACTGGTAAAATTATCGATTGCATGCCCAATGCAACATTCAAGGTAAAGATTGAAGATACCGATAATATTATTATTGGACTTATCAGTGGAAAAATTCGTAAATTTAACATAAACATATTGTTGGGCGACCGTGTAGACTTAGAGCTATCACCCTATGATCTATCCAAAGGCCGTATCGTTTATAGACACAAATAAGGTAGACCATTATGGGATATAAAATTTCAGCGGCATTACTGGTTGTAATTATGGCAATGAGTGGATTAGGCTATTGGTATTATACCTCAAGTCAAGCAACTATCCAAGTATTAACAGCAAACAATGCTAAACTTGATACAGCAATACAATTAAACGAAGAAGCAATAACTTCGTTACAAGCAGACTATACAAGAGTCCTAGAACAAAATACTAAAATACAAGAACAATATGCTGACATTCGTCAGCAAAATAATCGTCTCAGAGATAAACTGTCTGACCTAGATTTAGGTCTTATTGCAAGTGAAAAACCAGACAGCATTGAACGAGCGATTAACAATGGTACCATCAATGCTGGACGTTGCTTTGAAATACTAAGTGGCGCACAGTTAACGGAGAAAGAAACAAATGCAGAAAACGGTGAACAATTTAACAAAGAGTGTCCTTGGCTTTGGCCTGGTAATATTACTGGCGAGTTGCAGTAGCTTACCACAAACTGTCGAAATCAGCGCAAAACCTGTCGAAAAACCACAACTCATTTTACCTCCAGTAGATCAAGTTAACATGCGATCAGTGGATTGGGTAGTTATCAATCAGGATAATCTAGATGAGAAGATCAGTCAACTCACAACAAACGGAAAGCCGTTGGCTATGTTTGTACTAACTGGAGACGGTTACAGTAACTTAGGACTAAACTTCAGTGATATACGTGCTTTAGTTCAGCAACAAAAAGCAATCATTGTTGCTTATGAAGAATATTACCAACAGGCAGAAGAAACACTTGACAATGCTGTCACAATCGATTAAACTCGTTGTAATATGTCAGATCCTTACACAACACTCGGCGTAGACCGAAACAGCACAGACAAAGATATCAAGAGTGCATTTCGTAAACTAGCGCACAAACATCACCCTGACCGTGAAGGCGGAAGTGAGGAAAAGATGAAGGCAGTTAATGAAGCCTATCGTCAGATCCGTACACAGGAAGATCGTGACACCTTTAATCGCCCACAGCAAGAATATCCACAGGGGTTTGGACCTAATGGATTCCAAGGCATGGGCGGTTTTGAAGATATGTTTGCTAATTTTGGATTTCGTAAACCACAACCACAAATGAATCCAAACAAAGATATACATATAAATTACAACATTACTATGGAAGAGATCTGTCTAGGTGTAAATAAAGACATACAGATATCATTGCCCGCAGACAGAAAAACCACAGTACATATAAAAATCCCACCCGGCATCAAACACGGACAAAGAATTAAATTTAGTGGATGTGGAGAAACTACACACAAAGGCTTTACATCTGGTGATTTATATGTTACAGTAGTAGAACAATTACACCCATTATATGTACGACAAGAAAACAACTGTTGCATAAAACAAAGTATAGATCTTTACACTGCTATGACAGGCGGTGAGCTGGAGGTCAACAGTATCGACAATAGTAGATATAAATTAAAAATTAAACCCGGAACTCAACCAGGAACACGGTTGCGTATACCAGAAGCAGGATTTCCAATACTCAACACAAAACGTACTGGAGATTTAGTAGTAACAATAAACGTAGTTATTCCTGCCGTATCTGATGTAAATATACGTATAAGCGACCTCAATAAGGAAAAATAAAATAATGTCAAACGAACGTTTAGAATTAATGGTAACAAAAGCATTTAAAATTGCAGAAGAGTTTAGTCACAAGTATGTAACTCTCGAGCATGTATTATGTGTGATTTTAGAAGATCAGGATGTCATTGATGTGATTGTTGAATTGGGAGGTGACCCACTTCAGATTAGCGATCATACGTATGCATATTGTCATACAGAACTAGAAGAAATTAAAGTTGTAGGTACACTACGCCCAACTAAAACACAGGCACTGGAACGTGTATTTAATCGTGCATTTACACAAGCACTGTTTAACGGACGTCAACAACTTACAACAGTGGATGTATTGTTGAGTATCCTGAGCGAAAAGAATAGTTTTGCAACATACATCTGCGCAAACAATTTTGTAACACGTGAATCATTACTAGAGCATTTGGCAGACAAAAACGATCAGGCTGAACTAGACAGCAACGACCCACGCAATAAAAAAGAAGCAGTACTGCGTAAGTTCTGTGTTAACTTAAACAAGGAAGCAGAACAAAACAAATTAGATCCACTTATTGGACGTAAAGAAGAAGTAGACTTACTGACACAAACACTGGCCAGACGTAAAAAGAATAACGTTGTATTAGTGGGCGATGCTGGTGTTGGTAAAACGGCAATTGCTGAAGGACTGGCACATCGTATTGTAACAGCAGATGTTCCAGAAACTATTCAAGGACACACAGTATACAGTTTGGATATCGGTGCATTATTGGCTGGTACAAAATATCGTGGAGACTTTGAAGAACGTATGAAAGAGATACTGGATATCTTGGAAACACGTGATGATGCTATCTTGTTTATTGATGAGATACACATGATTATGGGCGCAGGGTCAGCAGGACAAGGAGCAATGGATGTTGCTAACTTACTGAAGCCAGCACTACAAAAAGGCAAACTACACTGTGTAGGCAGTACAACATATGAAGAATATCGCGAAAAATTTGAGAAAGATCGTGCTTTAGCAAGACGCTTTTATAAGATTGATGTACCTGAACCAACACCAAGTGAAGCACGTGAGATTGTGACACAGAGTATTGCAACATACGAAACATATCACAACTTACAGATTAGTCCAGAAGCAATACAAGCGGCTGTAGACTTGAGTGTACAATATCTACATGATAAAAAGTTGCCAGACAAAGTATTTGACGTTATTGACAGCGCATTTGCTCGTCAGCGTGTAACTGAAACAGGTAAACGCAAAAGTCTTATTGATGAAGACTTAATTAAATATGAGATTAGTAAACTTGCACGTATTCCACTAGACACAGTTGTTAATGTCAAGAAGCGTGAAACACAAATGATTAATATCGAACAGAAACTGCGTGATAGAGTGTTTGGGCAAGACGAAGCAATTGACTTATTGGCGGATGCTGTTTATATCAGTAAAGCAGGACTAAAAAGCAAAGACAAGCCTGTTGGTACTTACTTGTTTACTGGACCTACTGGTGTTGGTAAAACTGAAACTGCAAAAGCAATTAGTGAATTACTTAATATGCATCTTGTACGTTTTGACATGAGTGAATATCAGGAACGTCACACTGTTGCTAAACTTATTGGTGCACCTCCTGGCTATGTTGGACATGGTGATGGTAAAATGGGTAGCGGACAACTTATTAATGAGTTGGAAAAGACTCCCAACTGTGTATTACTGCTTGATGAAGTAGAAAAAGCACACCCAGATGTACTAAACGTTATGTTACAAGTAATGGACAACGGCATGGTGACAAGCAGTGACGGTAAAGCAGTGAGTGCTAGAAATGCTGTTATTATCCTAACCAGTAACTTGGGCGCCGCTGACAGTGAAAAGAATGTAATTGGATTTAGTGGTGGTAAACATGATACTGCACAAGACAAAGCAGTTAAAAACTTCTTTAGCCCAGAGTTCCGCAATCGGTTGGATGCTACTGTTAAGTTTAATAAACTTGACCGTGGACACATCAACAAAGTTACTGATAAATTCCTTAATGAACTAAAATATATGGTCAAGGATCGTGGTGTTACATTAACGTGGACACCAGCAGTAACTGATTGGTTGAGTGATCGTGGATTTAGTGAAACAATGGGTGCAAGACCAATGGCACGTGAGATTAATGAAAATATCAAGAAGCCACTTGCACGTAAAATGCTGTTCGACGATTCGGAACTTAGTGATATTCAAGTAGACATCAATAATGACACAGTGCAAATTGAATATCGATAATATACGAGAACTTTGTAAACAAACAGGTGTTAAGTATACACTGAGCAACAAAGCATTCTATCGAAAATTTGCATACAACATTAGTTTACGTAGTATCTCCATGTGGCAGTATCGTGATAGTGACGATTTATATGCAATAAAGCGTGAATACATGAATCTAGTTGCTAAACAACACAAAATAACCAAACTAATGGATCGATTGGATATTGAATATCGCTTTAGACGTGAGCAAAACTTTAATTTGTATTTGAGTGACAGTAGTATAGTACGCCGTATATTAAACACAATGAGTGATGATGTATTATTAATTGATGGTCCTAAAAACGATCAACATTTGGATGTATTATTATCCAATCGTAAAGCAATAGTAAAATCACAGTTGTATTACAGGAAGTATCGCTTTAAGGTTGCGTATAACACCAATACAGTGTTTAAAGAAGAAATATTACCAGTGTTATCTCAATATCTCAAAAACACACCAATAGAAAATGTCAAAGTAAGCAGTAATTACTACAAACTTATAAGGGATATGGAAGCTGAACAGTCCAAAGCATGGGTTAGTAATATGAAGCCATCCAGCAACTACTCTAATATTGCCAATTGGCACTATCGACCTAAAATTAATTCATGGCATGTTGTTAGCATATATTTTGCTGATGAGGAAGATTATGTAATGTATAAAATGATGGTGGGCGGTGATACATTGCATGAATATGAAGTGATATTACAACAGGACCTGTAACAGATAAATAACTATAGTTATTTAAGGAGAAGGTTATGGCAAAAATTGCAGAAACTACAGTAGTAATTAAAGCCAGTAGACTGGTTAGAGACGATGAGCAAATATTAGCACCACTGGACGAAGGTCTACTTGATCAGCTATCAGCTATCGTACAAGAATTGGCAGGTGAAGGTACACTTGTAGAGATCATTAAGGAATAAGAGATGAGCAACGTCAGTTATACAATGTTAACACACAAAGCAGAATTAAGCTATAAAGGCGACAATATTAAGGCTGATGCCTTTTATGGTAATACTGACGGCTTACACACAGTAAGTGTAAAATTTGATGATTTTGTTGGAAGAGTTTATATCGAAGGCACATTGGCCACAACACCAACTGAGCAAGATTGGTTTCCAATATATTTAACGTCAGGTACTACGTATAAACAGTATCCAGTAAACAGTGCAGTGCCAACAGGCTCAGTTGGAGACACTGGTACAGACGGATTTACGTTCCGTGTAAACGCAATTTATTTAAGAGCGAAAATTGATCGTAGTCATTTAGGTGCTGGTTCGTATTCTCAAGTGGCACATGGCCGAATTGACCAAATACTTTTGAACGTATAGGCATAAATACTACTAATAAAAGATAAAGGTAAATGTAGTATGGCAATCTATGCGAGTTCTTCAACAATAACAGCACAAACAGTCCCGTCCATTAAACTTGACAGGTCAACATTAACTGACGATCAAGTTTTACAGTGGAACACCACACAGGGTAATTTTATAAATTCCGATTTAAGTATCGGCGGTAATCCAGCGGTTACTTCCTTTCAAGCAGGTGACGGTGCTACTGGTACATCATTAATTGGTGCTAGAACTGGTACTGGTAACCATACACAAATTATAAAAACATTAAAGGTTGGTGCCAATTTAGATATTACTGGCACTGGTACAGATGTTACAATTAGTCTCGCTAATGGCGGTGCTTTACTCAACACAGGTAATAATGTTGGTGCTGGTCAAGAAGTATACAAAAGCGTAGCCAATAATATACTACAATTTCGTACATTAACTGCAACAGGCAGTAACCTTGCTATTACAACCAATGGCGATGAAATAGAATTTAACAATACAGCAGAAATTAATACAGCAAGTAACTTAGGTACTGGGCAGTCTATATTCAGTGCAAAGACGGGCGCAGACTTAGCGTTTAACAGCATTGATGTATCTGGACAACTAAGTGTAAGCACAGCCAATAACACAATTACAATTGCTCCAAACTACGGATTTCAAGCCGGCGATGAAGGCGAACTTGTGCAAGTTAATGGCGGTGCTTTAAGTACATTAACAACAGGTGCAACTGGTTCATTCTTAATGAGTGGTGCTGGCGGACTTGAGTGGAGTACAACTACTGCTAATACAAGAATATTTAAAGTTACATTTGAGCAGGATGGCAATTTGGAAGCATTTAGTCAAGTACCGGCAGATTTAACTGTTTCCAGAATTGGTAACGAACTTACTGTAATACACAGTTTTAATACTTGGCCAAAAAGTGTAACCTATTTTGGTTTTGACAACACAAACAATCAATATAAATTACGTTATCCAACCGGTAACTATCAAGTGTTACTTGATGGTGCAAATCCAACCACTACATTTAAGATACAACTTATATCCTCCGTGGCTGGAGCAGATGTTAACCAACATGCATATGTAAACTTGGTGTTCTAAAATGAGTAATCTTAATCCACCAAAGTTACTGAGTGTTGGGATACAAGTACAAGGAATAACAGCATACTGGGCTGCAAGCACTCCACAAAAAGATATTGATGGCAATGCCAAACAGTGGCGTTTAGAAATGAACGTCAATGCACAACTACACAGTGGTGTTGAAAGTACAGTCCCTTTTCAGTATGACGGCAGAAACATTGCAGTGGGCGACTACGTTGCCACTGGTGCCAATGGATTAATTTTACGTATTGATGCAATTGAAAGTGCCAATGTAAGTACAGTTGTTTGTTTAGCAAGTGACGAAGATAGACTCAACGCACTTATGGATCAAACACAGTTTGGTGACGGAAGTATACTGGAAGGTCCTGGTATATGTTTTGAAATAGAAAACCAAATGCCAGTGCTGTTCCCATTACCAAGTGTATTGCCAGCAGGATTTAGTCGTGGGTTTGCTACACAGATACTCAGCAGATTTTTACTGCGTGAAAAACGAGACACATTAACTATTGAACAAGCCGGACATGGGCTTGCAAAGAAACAAGCAGTTGTTTTAAACAATACTGGACAGTATCAAGCTGTTGATTATACAGCGGCTGATGCTACAATGACCAAACGTATTATTGGTATTGTTGAAGAGCCAAAATGGCCAACAGACGATCACTTCCGTATGCGTACAGTTGGACCAATTGTAGACATTATGTTGGGCGGCAATCCTGGTACTCTTTATTTTGTAGACCCAGCAAGTACAACTGGACAATTGTATCACTTAGACCCCAACAGCGCACAAGCAGCCAGTACTACTGCTGACCCAGTATACATTGTTATTGATGATCACAGAGCAGTATTTTTTGCCAGCGGATTAGTAGACAATACCAGTTCAACACAGGCATTTATAGTAGGAAATCAAACTGAATTACTTGCACTAGCACCAGGGCCAGGAGATACAGCATTTGTTATAGACAGTGGTAATCCACTAGGGCCAGGCGAATGGGCATATTACATTTATCAGGGCGGTGGATGGAAAGCACTCAGTACACAAGATGGCGGTGGTGCAGACAGTCAAACCAGTTATAAGGCTATAGTAACACACAACGGAATGAACACAGTTAATATACATCGTGTAGACCATAATGTAAGAGTACTCAATGTAAGTATTGAAGTTACCACAGCATTTAATGGCGGCGCTACATTAACAGTGGGCGATAATAATAATTTTACAAGACATATGACCGCAGATGAGAACGATCTCAGTGAAGTAGGAACATACTACAGTTTTCCAAATCATTTATACAATGAAGCATCGGAAATTCATGTTAGTGCTTTTTTGAATAAAGGTGCAGCCACTGTGGGCGAAGCAGAGGTTTTGATCACCTATGCATAAATACGTATAGAGGATATTAGGAGCAAAAATGGCACTTATTAAACAGTTTGGGCTAGCAGGTGTATACGAAAACGTTCAGTTCGGCAAGGGCAACGGACGTATTAAGTTTGACCAATCAGCGAACGCATTTCTTGTACGCAACTTAGCTGACTCAAGTTTAGTCAACGCCCGAGTTGCTGAACCAGTAAATGATAGCGATGCGGCTACAAAATTTTATGTTGACAGCGTAGCACAAGGACTTGACCCCAAGGAAGCAGTTGTTGCGGCAACAAACACAATAACAACAAACATAGACGGTGACGTTTCAGGACCCATAGTTAATGATATGTTAAACTTAACATACATTACTAATGATGATAAATGGACACTAAGTGGCGGCGTAATTGACGGTGTAACACTAACAACTAACGACCGTGTATTAGTTAAAGATGCTACTGGTGCTGACGCAGTTGGTAATGGTATATTTGTATTTGCCGCAGGTGAGCTAACCCGTTCAGCTGACGCAGACAATGATATAGCAGGAACACAAAACGAAATCGGCGGCGGTACATTTGTATTTGTGATAGGCGGTACAGTATGGGAAAACAGTGGATGGGTTGTAACATCACCAAAAGCCACAGCCGTACTAAAAACAGACGACATTTTATTTGCACAGTTTAGTCGTGTTACTGGCATATATGCAGATGACGGCCTTGGAAAATCTGGCAATAAAATATATGTTAGAACAGATGGAACAACCACACATATTGACAACGACAATGTGTCGGTTAAAAGTAGCACAACACAATACCAATCATTAGTAAGTGATGGCGCTGGCGGCACAGCCAATTGGAGCGCAATCAGTTTAAATGAAGCAGATGCTACACAAAACACACTACTACGTTCACGTGGTGGTTTTGGTGCAGATGCCAGTGCATTTGCTGACCAGAGTATATATCTTAGTAACTTAACAAGTAACACCACTACAGAACTAAGCGTTGGTGCAGCCAACACTGTATTACGTGTTGACGCCAACGGTGTCTTAAGTTACGGAACAGTTGACTTAGCTAACAGTGTATCAGGTATTTTACCTATTACAAAGATCAGCACAGGCACAGGCGACAATCAACAAGTTATTACCACTAATAGTGGTGCTAATGTTTGGACAGATGTAACTGAACTTAAAGGATTAGAAGCTTCTAGACAAGTAGCATTTAATTCAAGTTCTGTATCAATTGGTGCAGCTTTACCAGCAAACGCAAGAGTTACAAGTGTAAAAGTATCAATTACATCAGCGTATCAAGCATCAACATCAATTATTGTTGGAGATGCATCTGATCCAGACGCATTAGTAACAGCAGATGAGATAGATCCAACTGTAGTTGGAATTTATCAAATTGATCTAATGCATCATTATGTAAACAGTACACAAACTATCTTAGCAGTATCAAACTCAGGCAGTGGTACTGGATATGTAATGTTAACATACATTTTAGATTAAACTAGGCTTTTTTATTAAAAAAGCATAAATAAAAGTAAGCGCAATAGGCGCAGAACCATATTTTAGGAGAATTATTATGGCTTTAACAACAGCAGCAAAAGGTCAAGCAGGTAACGGACTTGGCGGACGCACACAAATCGTATCAGCACCAGTAGCAAACCAGACTGAGTATGACGCAATCATCGAAGGCTTCGGCGCAACAGGTACAGTAGCAGGCGCAGACGGCGCACACGGTGGAACAGTACACTTTGCAATTCAGCAGACAGCTGACGTTGCAGGCACAGTTGCAGCTATCACTGTAACAGCAGTTTGTGACTTCAAAGATAACGTATAATACGTAATTTTTAGTTAAATTAAAATAGGCGCCTAGTGCGTCTATTTTTTTGACTTTTTTTAAAAAAAGGCTTGACTTTAGTGTTAGGATGTATTATATTAAAGACATAAGTTAGGAGATATCCTAAGTTAGATAGTGCAAGGAATGGCGGTCCGTAGAGGTCGTAACTTGATTCATAGCTGTGGTGGCAATGCAAGAGCGTAGAGATACGAAGTTGTATTTTTAGACGTAACTGTTTAATATGAAGTTCCCGGATTTGAGCGTGGCTCTACAGAAGGGTTGTTGGTATTCACAGAGTCCAACCTATCACATTATTATAAACTTGACAGTAATCGGATTACAGTCAGACCAGTTTTAGATAAGAACTTGACTGGAGATAAGAAATACAAATACAAGAAATGACAAACCCACCATTGGTGGGTTTTGTTTTTTAATAAATACAAACATAAGTGATACTTATCGACAGCAACCTTAGGTTGACTGACAGTGGAAACACTGAACGGAGTACAAAATGGCAGTAACACAGAACCTGAAGGGCACAAGCTACCCTTCTTTTAAAATTCAGAAGGCTGGACCTACCTTATACCAAGGGTCAATTACCCCCGCATTATCAGCAGTTAACGGAGACATGTATCTACAGCATGGCAGTGAAGGCTCAGTATGGGTATACAACAACGAATGGACTAGAATTGAAACTGATATCAATGATGCAATTGATAACTTTACCATTTACAACAGTACAATGGCCACCAGTAAAAATGTTAGTCATGTATTATGGGGAGAGACCACTGATGGTAATGAAACAGAATTATCCCCCAGTTCAAGTTTTGGTATAGACACAACCACAACTACTATTGATAGTATAGCAGTAACCACAGACCAAGGGTCAGCAATTGGACAGATTCATATACCAACTGACACCGCTGGATTAGTGGAAGCTCGTTTTATTGCGAGAGATGCAGACAACAATGACCATGCAGGGTATGTTATACGTGGTGTAATTACCAATGATAGTGGAAGCACAACACTACTAACTAATCCAGTGGAAGAAATTATTGGCGAGAGTATTAATTCTTGGTATGCACTGATAGCCGCAGACGATGCAACTGATTGTTTAAGTATTAGAGTAAGTGGCGAAAATGGTAAAACTATTAAATGGACAGCGTTTGTAAACTTAACATTGGTCACAAAGACTTGATAAATACTCCTAGTAGAGGAGAGAAACTATGAACACAAACAGTATTTGGTGGACAGCACCGGAGTACTTTAGCAGATGGAGACTATTCCCAAGAGCATTTATTACAATGTACATTTACCTACTGTATAAGACAGTAATTTGGTTCCAGGACCTACCAGCACCAACTATGGAACAAGCTGGTCTAGTAAGTGTAATTGTAGGCGCAGGCGCCGCTTGGTTTGGATTATATGTTAACAGTACTAGCAGTAAATTTAGTGGTGTACAAGTAGACACAACACAAACAGGCAGTATGCCAACTCAGAAAAGCAGTACATCAGTGACACCAGTTGAAGCTGAAGCAGACGATGAGCCAGTAATTATTAGACGAAAAAGGGCATAACAATGCATTATATACGACTATTGACAAGTGAAGAATTAGAAGAAACACAAATGGTATCTTGGTACAACACCGTAATGCGGTTTGCACCAGTTAATACTGTAGTGGTTGATGACGATGACTCACTTGACGATATGTTGGAAGTGGAAGAAGAAGTAGGGGATGAAGGCTTCCCCTACGTCTACATTGTAGAGCTACGCAGAGACTTAATTGCTCGTGAAGCAGAATTTATTGTAAGTGCATGGGACATGCGTTATGATAATGATTATGAAATAGAAACAAGTAACTTGTATCGTCCAGATGCAGACATTCAACACCCATTTGATATCGAAATGGAAGATGAAGTACATCAGAATATACAACTTGAAGCCGCTAAGTTTTTGCACAACCGTTGGGTGGAAGCAAAGAACTTGGACGGATGGCGTTATGGTACACGCCTAAATATACAAGAAAAAAGTCATCCAGCAATGCGTGATTGGGATAATTTAAGCGAAGCATATCGCAAATATCCAACAATGACTAAAACAGAAGCATTGGATTTTTACACAAAGTACCGTCACCTTTTTAATTAAACCTCTTGACATCTTGTAAAATTTACGCTATACAGTAAATAAGCTAAATTTACTCAGGAGCGTATAATGCTAACTACATCTCAAAAAGAATTTCGTGCAAAAGAATTACAAGCCCGTGTACAAGGTTTGTATCGTGCTAGTCAACTACCACGAGGATCCGGCTTAACATATTATTATATGTGTCCAAAAAACAAAGCAAAAGATATAGTAGAAGTAGCATATCTTGCCTATGCACTGCTACTTACAAAATTATGTAATTCAACACAAACCAATACACTGCTAACAGTAATCGCAACCATGTGTGAGGAACGAGGTGTACTTCCAATCACCGGAACCGCAAAGCAAAAAGATCTTGCAAAACGTATTTTAATGCACACTAAAAATCGTTCATCAGAAAAAGTTATGCACCGTTCATTCTTTGGAGAATATCCAGTAAGTGCTCATTTAATGTAAAAAAATTACTTTTTTAGTTGACAACCAAGACGCTTTACCGTATAATAGTAGTATATTGTTAGGAGACACTTATGAATTATCTAGTCACAGAACCCGGTTTAACTATTTTCAACTTTGCACAAAAAATTACAGCATCGCAGTACCAACTTGCACAGCAAGTATTCGGCTCAGATGCGTTCATTGCTGTGCCTTATACACGCAAGCAACAGCAAGCAATCCGTGCAAACTTCCCTAGTAAATTTACACATACCTTTACTACAAAACAAACTACTAATTTGTTGCAATCATATGTTTAATCAAAACGTACAGCGTGTAGGATTTGCATGCAAGTACATGCACCCAGACCAGACACAAAAGCCAAAAATACTTAAAGAAGTACAAGGTGCTTACAGTGAACGCAGTACTACTATCACATGGCTTAACAATCAAAAGCAATCAGTAGCAGAAGATAAACTGTGGTTTTGTTTGGATACTAACTGGCAAAATGCATATCGTCTGATTGAGTATGTGGGTAACTTACCACAAGGTCAGCGTATGGTACGATTGGGCAGTAATATGATGCCTGCGTATACACACAATGACTGGGCTTGGTTTTACAAACAGAGCGATGTACGAGATGCCGCAGCCAAAGGCTGGGCGCAAGTGGGAGAGCTAGCACGTAAACTTGATGTGCGTGTAAGTATGCACCCTGGTCAATTTACTGTATTGGCAAGTGACAATCCAGAAATAGTAAATAGAAGTATAGAGGAGTTCGAGTATCATGCGGATATCATCAGGTGGATGGGTTACGGTAAAAAGTGGCAAGACTTCAAGTGTAACGTCCACATCTCAGGACGTCAAGGTCCAGCCGGTATCAAAGCCGTCCTTCCAAGACTGTCTACAGAAGCACGAAACTGTATCACTATTGAAAACGACGAAAACGCCTGGGGTCTCGAAGCTAGCCTAGAACTAGAAAACGATGTTGCACTGGTGTTGGATATACATCATCATTGGTGTCACAGTGGAGGAGAATACATTGACAGAACTGACGATCGCTGTAAACGTATTATTGACAGTTGGCGTGGTGTACGTCCTAGTATGCACTACAGCGTCAGTCGTGAAGACTTGCTGGTTGATCATCCAATGGATCAAAAGCCTGACTTCCAAAGACTATTAGAACAAGGCTACAAGAAAGCAAAACTACGAGCGCACAGTGACTACATGTGGAATACGGCAGTCAATGAATGGGCTAGCACGTTTCGTAATGACTTTGACATTATGGTAGAAGCAAAGTGCAAAAACTTGGCAAGTATTCCGTTTGAAGAAAGTATGTAATGATTTTATATCTTAAAACACATAATGTTACAGGTATGAAGTATCTTGGACAAACAACTAGAAATCCATACAAATATGAGGGATCTGGTGTTTATTGGCGCCGGCACATAGAGATGCACGGCAATAATGTAACAACTGAAATACTTTACCAAAGTGACAACCAAGACAATTTTAAAAAGGTTTGTATAGACTACTCAGCAAAATTTGATGTTGTTAATAATAAAATGTTTGCAAATCTAGTTGAGGAACATGGAAATTCACTTGGTGGTAAAGCTAATCCCAACTACAAGACTGGCATGTATACAGGGCGTTTAGATAATCCTGAACTATATAGACAGTTAGACAGAGATCGTCATTCTGCACAATGGGATAATAAAAAAGAACACACACACCCTAGGATGAACTTCTTTCATCATAAACGTATGGGCAATAAAGAACGTGCTGAATACTATTGGAATATATGGTACAACATGGCTCCTAAGAAAAGTAATAATCGACAAGCACTCTGGAAAACAGATACATTTGAAATGTGGTATAATCGTAAAGGCAACGATTTGGACTTTAGAGAGAAATAGAACTAATATGATCAATAGAGTTACCCCATCACAATTAGCTGATCTGGCAATGCACATAGATCAGGTTGATCCTATTGATTGGGGAATGTTAAGTATAAAAGAAGAAGATGCATATCTAATGATGGCACAACAAGTGTTGGATATGATTAGAGAAATTGAAGATGACAAGCAACTATTGGTTGCTGCTGCAAGTTTAACAAAACTAACTGTGGAGAACTTTGTGCTTAATACTCAACTATATCAAAATACAACTTTGAGTCCTGATAAGCATAAATAATAGCAACAGGGGATTTTGATATGGCAAAACAAGATTTAAATTTAGGCGCCACACCTAACGATGGTACAGGCGATCCACTCCGTGATGCAATGGACAAAGTTAATGATAACTTTCTTGAAGTTTATAATGCATTGGGCGGAAGCACACCAACTACCATTGTCAACAGTGGACAACTAGAACTAACAGGTTCTAACAAAATTACATTTTTATATGCAGACTTAGCATCATTACCATCAGCATCAAGCTATCATGGAATGTTTGCTCATGTACACGCTACTGGAGGAGCATACTATGCTCATGCAGGAAGCTGGTTAGAATTAGCAAATAAATCAACAATGGATGCACTTACTACCAGTAGTTTAACTGACGTAAGTAGCACGGCACCAAGTACTGGACAAGTTTTAAAATGGGACGGTTCAGAATGGGCACCAGCCGCAGACAGCGCAGGTAGTTCACTTGGAGCAGATGCAATTACAGCAGGCATGATTGCTGAAAATGTTGTAACAACTAGAGAAATTGCAGCAAACACAGTTGCCGTGGGCGACTTGGCTACCAATATTAGCATAGACTTTTTAGCAGACGTAGACACGACTACCGTTACCCCAGCGGCCGGTCAAGCTCTTGTTTGGTCAGCATACAACAAATGGGAACCAGCTACAGTTGCTAGTGGTAGTTATGCTAACAGCGATGTTGACACACACCTAAACGTAAGTGGCGCATCAAGCGGACAAATACTAAGTTGGAATGGAACTGACTATGCATGGGTAGCAGACCAAACTGGTGGTGGTGGTGGAACACCTGGCGGCTCTGACACACAAGTACAATACAACAACAGCGGCGCATTTGGTGCAGAAGCTGACTTTACATACAACGCAAGTACCAACACATTAACAGTGGTTAACTTAGTTGCAACTAATATTACTGCAACTGGTTCTGGCACACAGACAATTAGTGCTGGTGCTAACATCGAACTAGATGCAACAAACCGTGTACTAGTTACAGACACACCATTTAGGTTAGCAAGTTTTACAACAACTACACGTAATGCTATTGCAAGTCCTGTAAATGGTGATATGATTTACAATACTACAACTAACCAATTAGAGAGTTATGAAAACAGTTCTTGGGTAGCGACAGCTGGATCTGCTGGCGGTGCAACTAGTGTCAATACTGCTGGTAACACAGGAACAGGTAGTGTAACTTTTGCAAGTGAAACATTAACAGTAACTGGTGCAACAGGACAAATTAATGTTGATGCTGCTGGATTTGCGCTAAGTTTAAGTTTAGATGCAGACCTAACCAGTTTAACAACTATTAATACGCATACTATACCAAGCGGCACAGGTACATTAGCACTAACAAGTGATATTCCTGCAGACAACACCCCAACATTTGCTGTAACAGCACCAGATAGTGGACGTTATACGTTTAACGGTGCAGGTACTGATGGTGATGACAACGCAACATTATATCTATATCGTGGATTTACATACAAATTTGCAGTTAATAGTTCAGGACATCCTTTCCATATTCAAACATCAAGTGGTGCTTACAATGCTAGTAACTTATATACTGATAATGTAACAAATCCTGGAACACAAAGTGGTACTATTACTTGGACTGTACAAATGGATGCACCAAGTACATTGTATTATGTATGTCAATATCACAGCGCAATGGCTGGCACAATTAATATTGTTTAAGGAAGTATAATGAGTGAAAGAGAGTATATCGTAACACTGAATGTAGGTGTAGACTATGCAGCATTTAATGCTGAAATGATTGAAGAAACTGGAGCAGGCGACATTCCAAATCGTACTGTTGAAGTAACTAATGCTAGACCTATTTCACAACGTAATACACACTACTCATTAACTGACGAAGAAGCAGTTGATCTTGCTCAAGATTCCAGAGTAGCTGGTGTTGAAATCCCACCTGATCAAAGAGACGATCTTGATATAGGATTTGACGCAGTTCAAACTGGAGATTTTACAAAAACCAACAGTGACAGTGGAGTTTACTTAAATTGGGGGATGCGTAGATGTGCAACCACTACAAACGACTACAACACAGGCAACACAGTAAGCGGCGACTATGAGTATAATTTAGACGGTTCCGGTGTTGATGTAGTTATTCATGATAGTGGACTACATGTTGATCATCCTGAGTTTCAAGATGCAGATGGTGTAAGTAGAGTGCAACAAATTGACTGGTATACTGAAAGTGGTGTAAGTGGAACACAAGATGCCAATCACTACAGAGACCAGCACGGACACGGCACACATGTTGCTGGTACAGTAGCAGGTAAAACTTATGGATGGGCTAAAAATGCTCGTATATACGCAATAAAAGTCAGTGGACTTGAGGGTACTGGTGATAGTGGTACTGGTATTCCAATAAGTGATTGTTTTGATGTAATCAAAGGTTGGCACGATAATAAACCTATTGATCCAGCTACTGGATATAAGCGTCCAACTATTGTAAACATGAGTTGGGGGTATAGTAATACTAATACATATGAGCCATATGATGGTTACTATAGAGGAACACAGTGGACATACGACAATAATAATTCTGGCGTTGCTACAAATTTAACAACATCAGCACAACTACAAAATCGAACTGGGCTACCATTATGGAATTCTTATTCTGATGGAAACGCTCGTAAACTGAATACACGTATTACTAGTGTTGATAATGATGTACAAGAACTAATAGATGCTGGTATACATGTTTGTATTGCTAGTGGTAATAGAAACTTAACAATTGATGTAAGTGGCGGTCCAGATTATGATAACAGATACAGAGTAAATCCATTTGGAACTCCAGGCGGTTATATCTATTATTGTAGAGGCAGCAGTCCTTTTAGTAATGATGCGTTTATGGTAGGAAATGTAGATAGTGCAACTAACAGCAATGATGATTTAGAGCAAAGAGCATCCAGTAGTAACCATGGACCGGGTGTAGATATATATGCTCCTGGTACACGAATTATGAGTGCATGCAGTAACACAAATGAAATAGGCGGTCAAGACTATAATATAGATAGCAATTATAAACAAGCTAATATAAGTGGAACTAGCATGGCAAGTCCACAAGTTTGTGGTGTAGGCGCACTGGCACTTCAAGTTAATCCACACATGACTCCAGCACAGCTTAAAACATTTTTGCACAATCAATCACAATCAGGTAAACTAAGAGAAGATGCAAACTATTCTAATTGGACCATTGCTGATAGTGATTATAGTAGTTCATCATCAGCTAGATATATAGCTGGCGCACCTGACAGATTTTTATATAGTCCATATCCTGGACAATACAAGTTTAGAATTCAAAACACCTAACACAGGAGGTTGCTATTAAAATAGGAACTATATTCTCTGAGGCTATTTCGGATATTGTATCTGGTAAAGTAGACCCCACACAAGTAATAATGATATTTGATTATTCAGGTTATAATTACGAACACAGTGATGATTGGGAAGAGTGTTGGAGTTATAACAGTCAACCCAGTGGACACTGGTATAACTTGGACAAAGACAGTGTTTGGAAAGCTATTGACGAATTAATGTTTGATAGAAAAATACATCGTTATGAATGTATGCAACCAGCCTGGCGCTTTCCCTGGATGGATTTAGTAATTCCCAATGATTATCTTGATGATATTCCACAACTACGTGAGATGTGGGAAGATTATCAAGTATTAGCTAAATTAGCTACTCCTGCATATAAATAGTAACGTTGCAATTAGCAACTGAGTGAAATTTATACAGAGGAGAAGCAAATGTATCATCACAGTGAATCAATGGTCGCTATGTGCGAAGAGTTACAACGCCAAGCCGACCAAATGGAAAAAGAAGTTAAAATGATGTTGGAAATGGAAGGCCGTGCATGGGGTATTGAATTAGACAGACGCAAAAATGCAAGAGCTCTAATGGAAGAACTATCTACACACCAAGCAAGTAGCGAACTTCCACAAATGACTTGGGCATATGTTCCTGAAGAAAAAATTGAATACGATACATCAATGCCGGATGATTATGTGCCAACTGCATATGATAACCAAAGAATGGCTGAATCTGGCACTACGCCAAATGCAGATCCAGCATAAATATTACTAGTCCATTAAGGACTTTATGGGGTACCAACCCCGTAGACTTAGAACGTCAAGGAGAAAACAAATGGGAAGACCACTAAAGGCATCAAAAACAGTTAATGGAGTTGCAATTTTAGGTGCAATTGGCAAAGAATCAGAACCAGGCGAACAGTTAACAATGAGTGCATTTGTCACAGGCGGTAGCGCATTAGATACAACTGACATTGTACAAAAAGGTACACACCGTTTCCGTTGCACAACATATGATGGCACAGAAACATGCACACTAGTTGCAAAAGCACCTGGTGCTCTTGTAGCAGGAGAGTGCTGTCTGGTGGCAGCAGATCAGCAGGGAGACACATACTATGTAAGTCGTATTAGTGCTAACTGGATTGAAATTGGTGCATTGGGCACAGGTTCACAGGTTGCAGTAGGCGATCGTGTACAGTGGGTTAGGGCAACAGCACCAGCACTAACAATCTATACTGACACATATCCTGTTGGTTCAGTAGAACAGCCAGGCAGATTCCAAATGAGGACATCATAATTTTTGCATGATGCAAAAATAAATAATATTGATAACAATATGTTATCTTATGGGGGTACCAACCCCGTAGACTTAGAACGTCAAGGAGAAAACAAATGGGAAGACCACTAAACAAAAGATTCTTTGCTAAAGCTGATGTAGGACCAACAGCGGCAGGCGAAGAAATTAAAGTAAATTTTCACAACGGAAGTGGAGTAAAAGAAGGCTTTATTGTGAGACAAAAAGGATCTAAAAGATTCGTATGCTCAGCACTAGACGTACAAGATACTGAACACACATGTACACTAGCAACTGGTAAACTACCATCGGCACTAGCAGCAGGTGAAATGACTATTTCATTCAAAATGGACGATGGCGAAACATACACAGTGAGTAAAATTGCTGGACGTAGAGTTACACTATCAGCACCAAGTGCTACAGGCACAAATAAGCATGATGGCGCAAGTGTTCCATGGGGCTTTGGCAACTATACTGATCAAGCACAAGTTGAAGAAGCTGGTGATGACGATGTTGCTGCTGGCACAGATGACGACGATTTCACAGAAGATGCATAAGTCATAAAGTTTAATAAAAACTTATACCCTTTACTATTGGATAAATACATCTATATAGTAAAGGGTTTTATTATGAAAATTAACGAAGTTACACAAATAGTCGAAAAGACTGAAATTACTCTAGAAGACAATCAAGACTTCCACGAAGAGTTTGGATATTTGGCATATAGTATATGTGAAAATGATTTATTCGAAGCAGAGTATCAAGGACGTAAGGTTAAACTAAACAAGCCAATGCGTGGCGATGTTAAAAAGTTTAAAGTATATGTAAAGAATGATAAAGGCAATGTTATCAAAGTAAACTTTGGTCATGGCGGCACAAGTGCTAAACGTCCAACAATGCGTATACGCAAAAGCAATCCAAAAGCACGTAAGAGTTTTAGAGCAAGACACAATTGCGATAATCCAGGACCAAAAACTAAAGCACGTTACTGGAGTTGCCGTAAGTGGTAATATCCGATTAAGCCCTAACGTATTATATAAAGAGATAAAAGGAAGAGTGATATGAGTAAAGTGACACCATTTGCATACAGAGTAAAGAGTATGGTAAAAATTATTGACGGTGATACTTTCGATTGTATACTGGACCTGGGATTTGACGTATTGCTTGAAGCACGTGTACGTATGGCTGGTATAGATACACCAGAGAGCCGCACACGAGACTTAATTGAAAAGCAATTTGGACTTGCCAGTAAAAAGTATTTAATAGAAAGAATTGAAGCCGCACAAGATATTATAGTAAGAACAGAACTAGATAATGAAAAAGGCAAGTTCGGCAGAATCCTAGGTACAGTATACTTGGATGATGTAGATGTTAATCAGCAAATGATTACTGACGGTTATGCTGTTGGATATCATGGACAAAGTAAAGATGATATTGAAGGCCAACATTTAGTTAATAGGGATCGACTATTGACTGAAAATAAAGTACAATTAGACCCAGACTTTGGGAAGTAACACAGGAACAAAACAATGGCAGAGATCACACAAGTACAATTAAACGCATTGGAAAATGCATTGGATAAAATTTTTAGTAAAGTTGGCATTGACGTTGAATTTACCCGACACTTTATTGATCGTGTAAATGATGAACGCAATATGACACAAATTACATTGCGTGAACTTGGCCAGTTGTTTGCCAAAACATACCAAAAGTATGGAAAGCCCATTGCACAAATGGGACCAGACGCTGAAGCTGTTCTTAAAGATATGGCCAGTGATGTTAATGTGCCGTTTGCACTTGAATGGAATAAAAGTACAGGGATGTTAGAATTAATTGCCAAAACAGTTATGCGTAAGAAAAACTTCAAGACACCAGACAGAGAATTTGCTGTTGAGGCTCGTAAAGGTCCATTGGAAAAGGAAGTAATGGTACAAGGCTTGGGTGTATACTCAGTTGGTACATTACAAAGCAACCTAGCTGGAAAGTTTGCAGACTTAGCAAAGAAAGCCGCCAGTGGTGATCCATATGAGTTTAGACAAATTGAATATCATCTTAATCACGGCGTAATTGATGCAATGATGAAAAGCCTATTAGAGGCATATGACGAATTAGCAAAACAAACAATATACAGACGTGAGTTTGGAGAAACAGCAGACGCCCACACAACGCCTATAAGTAATTATGATGTTAAAAAAATGTACGAACGTTGGCAACGAGGCGAAAAATGAAAATTACTGATTTTATCAATGAAGCAAAAGATGGGTTACCGGTTAAAACACTCAAAGGATTATATCATGTTGGCACATTGGATGCATCTAAAAAGCGTGATGGATTTGAGGGAGCAGGTTTAAGTGTAAGTACACATCCTGATGCTTGGAAGCAGATTGCAAGAGGTCACGTAACAGGTGATACGTATAGTGCTACAAAAGAAGGCAACAAATTCTTAGATGCACACGGTCTTTCAGATGCACACAATGAACAAATCAAACAGTGGGCACTCGAAAATGACTACTTAGCACAACAAGAGACTGTCACAGTATGTTATTACGATGATGAAATGGAAGATGACCTTTGTTCAACTTTCAATTCAATGGCAGACGCAGAAGCAGAGTACGACGAAGAATTAGAACACATGGATGTGTCTGTAGACAAGGGCGGCATAGTTCCTACTGATAAACTGAAAAAAGAAACAAGACAAAATCGTATTGAATCAACAGGTGTGCTAGAATTTGTTCTACCTATATTTGCAGAACAGCAAGGACTTGATGGTGTTTGGTGGCAAGACAAACTAGACGTAAACAGATATTCAGCACCACGTGGTGTTATTGTTCCTAGCAAGATTAAATCTTGGAAGTTTGCTGTTAACGAAACAGCAGGAGTTGGTCGTGTTGTAAAAGGTGTAAATACAACTGTTGATGTAGGCGTTGATGAAATTATCAAACAAGTTAAAAAGTTTGGAAATGATGTGAATAGAGATGGTATACCTACTAAAAATTTAAGAACTAAATAGTAGTATATAATTCATATTAAGGTAGCACATGGCAGAATATAACAAAGAAGTAGCAGATATTAAAAAGTCTACTGTTCCCATTAATCCAGATGTGCATAATCTGGTAAATTCTATGTGTTTTAAGACATATAATGATTTAATCATTAGTTTGCCTACTCGCACAGTTAAATGGTGTTGTAAAACAGTAA